AACAGAACGAGTTGGTCGTTTTGGTGAATATCTCACAGCAGCAATACTCTCTCAAGTTTGTGACACAGTAGCAGTTGTACCCCACAACGCATCCGCAGACATCATCTTTGAACACAATTTAAAGCTATATAAATGCCAGGTTAAAACCCAATCTAAAATAGAAGAACACAGAAACAACTGGCGGTTTGATATGCGCAAAGGTCAAAGAGTTGCACACAGAAAATATAAAGATAATGAAATAGATTTATTTGCTTTTGTTTCTATAACTCACAGAAATGTGGTGTTTTCTAAACCTTTAGACCAAGCTCAACTAACCATCAACGATGAACACATGAAGAACAATGATGCTATCAAAAACATCAAAGACATATTAAAAAATCTTAATTAAAGATTCTCAATATCAAATTTAACTTCTTGATCCTTGTAATGCTTAACGGAGTTTATTCCTACTTGTAGGAAATACTCCGCTAATGCTTGAGGATCTTTTTTTTCCAACCCAGCTATATCTATCAAAGAACGCGCAATGTATCTGTTTATATAAACAGGCGTATTGTTGTTCCTTTCATTTAGAACTGGGTCTTCAAAATCAAACAAGTTCATTGCTTTACTCCTAGACCTTTACCTCTTTGGTATATGGGCCTATTTTATTACCCTCTCCGTCTACACCATGTACGAGTTGTAGTTCAAGGTCAATGTAATGCTTGGCTTTAAGTAAGTCTTCAACCTTATTAACCTTATCTCTGGTAATAAGTTTCAACACATTACCCATCGACCATGACAAACCATTTGCGTAAATATACTCAATGGGTTGTATGCCATTACCTTTATAATGATGTCCACCTACCTGGTTATTGATCGCAAGCCTATCAATGGCTTGATCCCATTCCTCTGGGGTTACATTATCTATACTCATATTTCTTCTCCTTTTTTTATAAATATATTTGCATATCATATAACTTTAGTGTAAATTTAACAACATTCAAATACAAAAAGGGAGTATTAGGAAATGACAGACACCGATAGAGTCTTTATAGACACTAAGCAACTAGCTAAAAGGTGGGGCAAAAATCCACACGCGCTATCAAATTTAAGGCGTAAAGGCGGAGGCCCTAACTATTATAAGATTGGCGGTAAAATTCTTTATGATCTAACAGAGATCAAGGAATTAGAAGAAAGCTCATACATTTCCAATGGCTCACGCAACTCTTAGTCCGTCAGCTTTCACGCGCTGGAAGGAATGTCCTGCATCACCCATGATGATTAAACAGTATGGTGAATACTCTGTGGGCATCCCTGCGGCTACTGGTACTTTGGTTCACGAAATGTGCGAGATGCTTTTAAAGGGCAGATTAAATGATATGAGCCTTGAAGACTATTGGTTGGGCAAGGTTCAAGTGGTAGAAGACTTTGAAATAGAAGTCGACCAAGACATGATTGATTGCGCGAATGTATATGTAAATTATATCCAAGAGCGTGCGCAGGCGCTGGGGGGAAAGCTATTAATAGAAGAGCGCGTGTTTATGGATGAGATATCTCCAGATGTTTGGGGTACAGCAGATGCCATTATTATAGGCGAAAAAGCCTTAGAGATTGTTGATCTTAAATCTGGTAAATGGGCAGTTGATGCACATGACAACGGACAGTTAAAAATTTATGCACTTGGTGCATTATCAAGATACAGCTCTCGTTATAAAGACGAGGACATAGAAGTTATTATGACCATCGTTCAACCAAGAGGTTGGCATAAAGATGGCATTATCCGATCAAGCTCCACTACGGCTACTAATTTAGTCAACTGGGGATTTGAAGTTTTGAAACCAGCAGCCGAGGCTTGTTTTGAAGAGAACCCACAATTTAATCCAAGCAAAGAAACTTGTAAGTTTTGTAATGCGAAAGATCATTGTGATGCATATAAAAATACTTTAGGAGAGAAAAATGACTGAAGAAAAAAATGAACTAACCTTTACCTTTGATGAAGATGGTAAAGAATACAAAGTAGAAGACTTATCAGATGAAAATAAGATTCTATATAACAAAGTCACGCTTGTTAATAAACAAAGACTAGATGTGATTGCTAACGCTAACTTTGAAGTTGAGAAGTTAGAGATACTTGGAAGACATTACAGCAATGCTTTAAAAGAAGCTGTTGAAGGTGATGAATCTAAAGTTGAGGTGGTTGAATGAGTCTAGCCGCAATTCAAAAGAAAGGTAAGATCAAGCCACCACGCATAGTTATCTATGGCCCAGGTGGTATTGGTAAAACATCATTTGCCGCAAGCATGGATAAATGTGTAATCGTGCAATCTGAGGATGGTATCGGAAAGATTGAGTGCGATCACTTTCCAGTAGCAAAGACTTACGAAGAGTTTATGGGTAATCTTGATTCCTTGTTAACTGAGCCACATGAATTTAAAGTTTGCGCTATAGATTCTTTGGACTGGCTTGAGACTTTGTTGTGGGATCATGTATGCCAAAAAAATGGATGGGCGGATATTTCTAGCCCCGCCTATGGTCGTGGATATTCGACTGCATTAGAAGAGTGGAGACAATATCTCAATGTTCTCAACAGACTCAGAGATGAGAAATCTATGACTGTGATACAGATTGCACACAATCAGATTCGTAGATATGAAGACCCATCAAATGAGCCGCTAGATCGCCATGAAATAAAGACTCACAAAAAGGCCGCTGAGTTGATTATTGAACACAGTGATGCAGTCTTTTTTGCCAACTATAAAGTTGGAACTGTACAAGTCAAAGGCAAAATGGGTATGACTACCAAAACCATTGCTGGAGACAGAACAATTTTCACGGAGCAATCCCCAGGCTACTTAGCCAAGAACAGATATGGGTTGCCGAAGGAAATGCCTTTCGATTGGGCAACCATAAGAGAGGAAATGTTGAAATGAGCCGATTAGGAGAAGTCGCTAGAGTAAAGAGAACCTTAAAACTGTTTGATATGATCTTGAATAAACATATAGATTCTATCAATCCAGAGGACAACTCTTTACCTACTGACGGATTACATTGGCTTATTTCAATGCAGGCGGATTGTGAGGATTTAATCGAATACTTATCTGATTATGATTCTTACGATCCAGGTTAATTAATATATAGATATAAAGGGTATCAATATGGATATAAGTAATTTTTTCGGCGATGTGGAAGTTGTCGAACAACAAACGGATATAAAACCAGGGCGATATGATCTTGAGTATGTAAATACTAATGAAGAATTAAGATCAGGTCAGAATGGTTGGATGGGTATGCAACTTAACTTTAGGATTGCGGGAACAGGATTACAAACAGGTTTTACTGTAACTGTTGCGCATGACAATCCTAAGTATGTTGGTTTTGGTATGAAGGAAATGGCAGGTCTTGCAAAAGCAGCTGGCATTACTGGAACTTTAAAAGACACTAACGAGCTTAATGGTAAGACAGTTAGTTGTATGTTAAAGCTAAACGAAAACAACTACCCAGAGATCGACTCTAAGTTTGGTAGCAATTGGCAACCAGCAGAGGGTAAGAAGGTAGAGGCAAGTGCGCCGACACCTCCGAAAGTAGAAGAAGATCTTGGCGACAAGATCCCTTTTTAATCCATTAGTAAGTAAACCATCGCTGTGCGCTTATTGTAGAGCGCCAGCGAAGGGTTTTGTTTATGGAAAGGATTACATATGGTTAGGAGCTTGTAGTATGGATCACCTAGATAAATTAAAGAAAGGTGAACAACTCAAGAATGTAGCGCAGATGAGCAACGAGGGCTTAGATTACGCTATCAAACAAACGAAAGACATCTATCTCAAGATAGCCAAGGACACAGGTTCTTATGTTATGCACGAATGGGATAGAGAAAAAAGAGAACTGTTATTTGGTAAGGCTATTAGAGAATATCTCAACTGGGCAAACCATCAATCAGAAACAGGACAATTGGAGAAAACATTAAGAGATGGAACTGACTAAATTGTATGGAGAGAAAGGCTTAGTCATTGATGATAACTTTGCTTTTGCCAGTCAAGGTAATAGCACAGATGATTTAATACGCGAGATGAATAACCAAGGGTTGTTCGTCAATTCATTAGACTTAACAGGACAGGTAACAAGAGTACCCGTACAATCTGCGCCTGGTGTTAGACCAGACAAGGGCAATGAGCGTAGCGGTTGGTATGTTATCAATGAGTTAGACGGAAATTATTTTGCAACTTTTGGTAACTGGCGAACGGGTGAACAGCACAAGTGGTCAAGCATTAATACCAATCAACTATCAAACATTGATAGAGTAGCGCTACAAAAAAGAATGGAAGAAGCTATTGAGCGGGCCGAAGTAGCGAAGAAAGTTAGGCATGATGAAGTAGCTAAAGAAGTAAAAGAAAGATATAAGAACTGTCAGCCCGTGATCTCGCATGAGTATCTAAATAGTAAAAATGTTAAAAGCTATGGATTGAAACAACTGAACGGAAGTTTAATTGTTCCCGTTATCTCCGCAGTAAGCGGAGAGATGCGTAGTTTACAGTATATAGATAAGAAAGGACAGAAAAGATTTGTGAGCGCGAGCGAAATCAAAGGTAATGTATTTCTTATTGGGTGTGAGCAAGCAACATTAGCCACGCAAGAAAACTTAATCATTGTCGAAGGTTATTCAACCGCCGCCACAGTTTATGAGTCAACGAAGATACCGACAGTTTGTGTCTTTTCGGCGAACTTTACGATGGAGGCTGTTACTAATATTCGTAAGATTTCTCAAGCAAGATTATATATAGCCCTAGATAACGATGAGAACGGCGTAGGCGAGAGGAAAGCTAACGAGGTAGCATCTGCCATTCCTAACTGTTTCGTGCGCGTGCCGAGCGCGAGAGGGGACTATAACGATTTAGCTAAAACTCATGGATTAGATAGGGTTAGATTAGAGATATTGAATCAAGGTTTAGGTCTAACCAAACACCCTATTAGAAACCTAGTTAAAGAACCGCCACCTAAAGTTTGGCTTGTGGATAAACTGTTAGAAATATCCAAGCCTGGTATTCTTGCCTCGATTGGTGGGGTGGGTAAATCCATGATGGCATTAGACTTAGCCATTAAAGTATCGCAAGGCTCTGGAATGTGGTTCGATCATCCCATACTCAAAGGTGGCAATGTGGTGATACTCTCAGCCGAGGATGACTTGGTTGAAATTCATAGACGAATCAATGCTTTGGATAAAGGCAATAAAAGATTTGATGCACCTTATGATGTATTTACCCATACCATTCCCGATCAACCTGAACCTTTAATTCTTATTAGAGATGATTCCAAAGGTTTACAAATTACCGATCAAGCTAGAGAACTCTTAGCTGAATTAGAAACCATACCTAATTTAGAACTGGTTATTATTGATCCAATCCAAGCCATGAGTGGAGCGCCTATTAGTTCATCTAATGAAGCCGCTCAACTTTACTGTCAACTTTGCGCCTCTATCTCCTCGCGTTTTAACTGTTGCACTCTAAGTATTCATCATATGTCAAAGGCGGCTCTCCAAGCTGATGACGATCCGATGAATGTGCGCAGTAAGATCAGAGGCGCATCTTCTTTGGTTGATGGTCATAGGTTAGCAATAGCCTTGTGGTTAGCGAATGAAGAAGAAGCGGAGAGAATTTGCATTGACAATGGAGTTGACTATGAGCGGTTGCGCGTGGTGAAGGGCGCGGTGGTGAAAAGTAATTCATCCGAGGTTGATGTATCAATCAAGACATTGTTTAGGAAAGAGGCCGTGCTTGAGCCTTACAAAGAGAGCAACTTTAATATAGGAGATTTTTAATATGATTAATTATCCGTGCGGATGGTTTGATGTAGAACAATTACCAAGGAAAGATGATGATTGAATTTTTAATTAATCTTTTTATAGCATTAATTTTGGCAGGAATCGTTATGTCGTGGTTTGATGATAATCATCCATTATGAGCGATTTAACTAAGTATAATAACCAAAAGGTGAGTCATGGCGGGTAAAGGAGATAAACCAAGAGATTTAGTCTATAGCCAAGAATACAGAGATAATTTTGATAAAATCTTTGGTAAGAAGAAACCAAAAAAGGAGCAAAAAAATGAGACTGATTCTAAGCGAAAAAGATAAACATATT